AGTCAGGAAGAAAGTTTTCTAGAGTTGAAGTGTGTGAAGAGATTCAGCATTTCAAAAAGGGAACTGGGCCTTTTACATATTTGGTTGATTGCGATTATTTTGTGGTTGACGGAGAATTTACAACATCAATTGATTTATATGCCGATGAGATTTTGGCAGATTATAGGTTTTTAAATGAGCATCTTTAGTAGTATAGCTAATTTTATTTCTGGTATATTTCAGCCAGCTGCCGATTTAGTCGATGATTTACATACCAAGTGAAGAAGAAAAGTTAAAATTAAGAAATAAGTTTGCTGAAATTCAAGCTTCGATGAATACCAAAATGATTGACTATCAGATGAAGGTTACTGAGCTTGAAAATGCTGTGAGGCTTGCTGAGCTTAAATCACATCATTGGCTTGCTGCAAACTGGCGACCACTTAGCGCAATTTTACTTGTGGTTAACGCGGTGGTCATGAGCTACTTAAAAATTGAAATACCACAGGCACTCGAAACATTGACTAATGTATTTGTGCCCGGCTATGGTGGTTTTAGAATGGTAGAAAAAGTAACTGCCATTAGGAAAAAATAATGCCTAAATTTGAAAAAGGAAATACACACGGCAAAGGTCGCAAGAAAGGTAGTAGAAATAAATCATCTATCTTTACAGAAGCCTTTGATAAAGTATATGGTGAAGAGTTAGGGTCTGGTGAAGGGGCGGCACAGTTTATGGAAGAGGTTGCACTTCAACTGAAAAATAAGTTAACTGACAGAAGTTTAAGTACTGATCAGTTGCTTAATTTACAGAAGGCGCTAGCTCCATATTACGCTAGTAAGTACACGTCAACAAAGAGTGAAGTTACTAGAAACGACAATACTGTTTCAACCAAGATGGTTAAAGAACTTAATGAGGCCCGAATGGAAATTCAAAAACTAAAGGGTGAACTTAAAGAAAGTAAAAGGAAACCATTAGGCTTTGTAGACGAGGCTTAATTGATAAATTATTATAAAAAGCAATTAGATTTTCTTAATTCAAAGAAGAAGGAAGTCGCTATGCTTGCATCGATGGGTGCTGGTAAGTCTTTTATTCTTGGAGAGTTTGTTGCGCATTACTTGCAGGACAATATCGAGATTGATCATCCTACCCGTAAGGGCCATGGTGTTCATATGTTGGTTCTATGTTCTACTGTAAGTACGATGACCGATACGATCATTAGTGATATTGAGTCAAGTTTTGACCGATATAATATGAAGTATCATAGGACATTCAATAGTAAGAAGTTTGTGGTTACTCAGGTTCGTGAAGATGGTACAGAAATACTTCACAATATTTATCTGAGAACTTCTGAGAAGCGAAGTGAGATTCGTGGTTTCAGGGTACACGCATCAATTATGGAAGAAGCCCTCATCTGCCATCCTGATTGTTGGTTAAAAATGAGACAGAGAACTAACCTTGGTAAGAAACCAATAATAAGGGTGATTAGTTCTTTTCCATATAGTAAGAAAAATCATCTCTAGGAGTTCTACGGACCAAATGCTCAAAGATCAACACTAGAGGTAATTGCTCCAACACTATTTGATAACTGTTATAGAGATAATGCTCTAGAACTTATGATCGATCAGTGTTTGAATACATATATGATGAAGTTGAAAAACACAGCTAATGTGGATCAATTTCGAAAGTTGATTGGTATTTATTGGGAATATTCTGCCTACGATGACTTGAAGGCTTTGAAGGTTCTAAAAGATATTGAAAATATATTTGAACCAGAAAGTATAAGTCCAGAGGCTAGAGCGGAAGTGTTCAGTCAATGGGTTGATGCTGGGACTAGTGCAGCCTATAGGTCGTTTAAGAATGAACATCTCGTTAGCAAAGCAGAATTTCCACAAAAAAAGTTTGGACAAATATACATCGGTATGGACTTTAACCGAACTCCATACACAATATTACTTGGCCAATATTACAACGGTACACTGCATGTGTATAAAGAATACCAGTTACCAAACCATGATAGCGAGATGGCTTCTGAAATGATAGCTGAATATTTGGAAGAACGTGGCTATAAGCATTGGCAATGGCACAGCGTTATTTCAGATAGCACTGGTGGTAATAAGTCTACTAAGCCTTATACCGATTGGGATTATATAGAATCTGCTGACCTTAACCTTGAGGATACGACTAACCCGTTCTATAAGAACAGAGTTAATAATGTTAATCGATGGTTCAAAAAGAACCGAATTGAGATTGATCCTGAGCAATGCCCAACACTTGTTACTGAGCTTGAAGTGGCTAGTATGCAAGAAATGGAAGACAAAAAGGAAGGTAAGCTTTACCACGCCTCTGTTGTACTAGGTTATCTGACTTGGTTCATTGAACCTTCGGATGATGCGGATAAACCAAATGTTAAAATAAGTTAAGGATATTATGTTAAACAAATCAGTTATTGAAAGACATGTGGCGCATACTAGCAGTAAAACCACTCGCGGTTTTCTTAAGAATCATAAGATAACTGCCGAAGTTGTGTTTTGAAAAAGGACTTTAGTAATTGGTTAGATGAAATGATAGCCAAGGAATATCCTAAGAGTAAAGAAAGAGTTAGTGAGCGNAAGACTCCAACTAACTATGTTGAGACATATGTTAATAAGGTCAGCAACACACATGCGGTTGAACCTAGTTACTATTTACAGAATAAGAAATCTAGTAAAGATTTGAATGATAAGTTAAAAGATTGNGAATGGCATAATAAAATGATTAGTGCACAGAATGTTCTGAATNCACATTGTTGTTTATATGCGGAGCCTTATACTTCCGATTCGATTAATGGGCCGAGTGTTCGTATTTATCGTGGTAGTGAATTTGAGGCATATAGTAATCCAAGTTCTAATGAACCTAATGTACCTGATGCGATTATAAAGTATCTTGGTGTATTTAATGATTCCAAAGGTGACTATGCTTTAAGAGAATCTGTTGATAAGGATGATATTGCTAGATACAAAGTTAGGAACGGCGTTCTTGATNAAGATAGTTTAGTAATAAGAGAAAATCCAATGGGTGAAATACCGGGCCAATATACTCAGTTAAGTTTGTTTGGCTTGAAAGGTGATCCTGATGTAGAGTTATTGTTGCTGACTAAAGTTTATAATACCAATATTGCTGATCTGAACTTTACATTTAAATATATGAACCATCCGGCGCGAATTGCTAAAAATATGCAATTACCAGAAGGTGAAAATTTAGATTTTAATGTTGATACAATCATTGAAGCTAAGACTCGTCGAAGCGACAATAAAGAACCAACAATTGAGACAATATTTACAGAAGTTGATTATGAATCTGGTTTTGATTATAATCAGAAAAGTGTAATTGCTTTCTTTTTGGCCAGAGGTGCCAAGCTTAAGATCGAACAGCCGAATGAGCGTCCCATGGCTACGGGAACTGTTGATATGGAAATGTTTGATCTTACCGCGATTTGGGAAAAACAGAAGACTTCTTTTTGGTAGTTTTGAGAACAAATTACTTAGAAAGTTTATCAAATATAATAATCTTTATAAAGGTGATTTTGAAGATAAATCTGAATTACCAGAAGATGGAAAGTTAAAAATTTCTTATGCAGATAGTCGCGACTTTACTGCTAAATCTACTAGACTTGATAATGCGAAAAAGGAAAATGACCTTGGTATTACAACTAAAGAGAAGATGATTAGGGATGTTAATCCACAATTTGAAGAACCGGAAGTACAAGCATTATTACTTGCGACACAGAAAGAAGATGATGAAGAACAGCCTAGCGAGGAAGATGGTCAAGAAAGTACCACCGAGCAAGAGGTAAATGATGGCAACGCCTAGACATATAATATATACACTTACAGATACTAGATTTGAAGGTATTAGTGAGGTACAGAGAAGTGCAATCGGTAATGAGATAGTGAATACTATTCAGGATCGAACGGCTTCCGGAATAGATAAGGATGGTAATCGGTTTACTCCGTATAATCCAAATTATATAAATAGTAAGCATTTTAAGAACGCAGGAAAAAGTGGAAATGTGAATTTGGTTTTCAGTAATGAAATGATGAATTCATTGGAATACTTACCAGAGTTATCACAAGGTTCTAGTATTACTGTTGGTTTTCCAAACGGAACCGATGTTAATAGTAGGGCACAATTTGTAATTGAAGGCCATGGTCGCAAGGGAGATTTTACTCAGCCACCTCGCAACCCAATGGGCTTAACTGGTAACGAGAGAAATAGAATAGTTGATATGGTTCCTCGTCGTGGTGTTTCCGGTGCAGTATTCTTGGCTTTAACGGCTGGATTTCTATCGAGTATATTTTGAGTGTTAAATTAAAGAACTTAGATAAAGCTATACTTAAATTTAAAATCAAACTTGTTCAAACATTACAAAGTAATCCAGTTACTACTCAGATGGGAAACCAAATAAGTAGAGATATTAAACTTAAGATGACACAAGGTAAGATAACCGATGGTAAAGGTGGTACAAAACCTGCACCAGCTTTAACTAGGAACACAAAAAGAACATATAAATCCTCTGGTATAAGTGAAAAACCTAGATTTCAATTTAGTCGTAAATTAATTAAAGCGATTAAAGCTGTTAAAAATGGTAACACAATTAAAATTGGACCAACTACACCAGATGCGATTAAAAAGGTAAAAATATTAAATGATGAAGTGACAATTTTTGGTCTAGCAAAAAAAAGAAGACCAATAATGGGTTGGACGAGACAAAGAACAAATATAATTAGGAAAATTATACGTGACGCAATAAAGCGTAACTTTAACTAGGAGAAAGCTGATGGCCGAAGGTGAAAACACTCAGGTTGATGACCAGAAAGAAGAAAAAGAAATTGAACAGAAGGAACAAACAGTAAAGTATGCCACATATGACAAGGCGATGCAAACTGTTGCAAAACGTGGTGAAGAGTTAAAAGAACTCAAGGCACAACTGGCTGACCTTCAAAATGAAAAAAAGGCAAATGAAAAGAACATTGATCCTTCTAAATACCAAGAAAGTTTAGAAAGGGAAAATGAAGAACTTAGAGGCAAGCTCGGTGATTGGCAATCCAAATATGAAACCGATATGGCCACTAGGGATAAACAAGATTTAGATCGAACGAAACTATCCGCAGTTTGGGATGAGGCAAGAAAGCAGGGAATGGTTGATGACCGCGACTTACTTAATTTTGTTGAGAAAGATTTGATACAGGTTGATGAAAATAGTGTGGTAAACATCAAGTCTGTACAAACCGTTGTTAACAAACTTAAGGTAAGCAAACCTTTTTTCTTCCAAGCACCAACTCCGGAGAAAATAAACGATAAGGCACCTGACGGGTCCGACGAAACCGATATTAGTAAATTAACTCTTTCCGAACAACTAAAACGGAAGATGCAAGCTTAAAGGAAATTAAACTATGGCAAAGCCAACTAGTATTGACGGTGGTGCACCGTCCTTAGTGTCGCAAAATGCAACACATACAGAATTAATTGTTAATGATGTTGAACAAGCAAAGATTAACCAATCTGCTATTCTTTCATTAACAGAAGATAGAACTGCACAATTCCCACAGGGAGTAACTTCTATCGATATCCATGACATGGAAGCGCCCGGCGTAGAAGACACAAAAGAAGATGGTTCAGATCAGTCTGATCTTGGTGGTGGGGCTGTTAATCAGACACTAAGTTTTGATCAATACAAAACTGTACCAACGTACTTCTACTACAAGCATTCAGAAGCTTTTAGAATTTCTTACGAGTCAGCATTCT